ACATATTTGCGAACGAAATTCGTAAAGTTACTGGTAAAGATAATGTAGGTGTATTTTATAATTCTATCGACCCTACATGGATGAAGCAATTCCAAAACAATTGGAGACCAGACCCTGATGGTCGTGTCAGAATAACATATGCCGCAGGTTCTTCTCACATGGGTGACATGGAACAACTCGATGGCGTGTTTAATGTATTGTATGGTGATTGGCAGTTAAAGGATAAGTTTAAAGTCATCATCGCAGGTTGGGATACAGAAGGTAATACGACTGATATTACATTTAACCAAGAATTTGGTGCAGAACTACAAAAATTAGGGTTGTGGACCATTAATAATGTCAAAATCATCAATAAGACCCGTGGTAATGTTGATATGATACCTAAATTGTCACAAGAATTGAAAGATAAATACAGAGGTAAGGTTTTCGACAGTCAGCAGAGAGATATTAAGTCCGAAGAAAGTGTTTATTTGATTTATGAGAAAATTCTCACTGATAATCACCGGAACATCGAAGATAAAGAATATATTCAATGGCTTGGCAATTTCGAAAGAAACGTTAAGTATGACAATGAAGGTAATTTCGCCCGTAGGTGGACGCAGAAAGCCAATACATATGCACAAGTATTGGATGAAACCGATATAGTAATTGCTCCGCTTGCAGACAATCCATTCAACAGAATGAAGTCTAATCTTAAGCAGGTTGAATGTTGGACAAGAAAACTTCCAATCGTATGTTCCGCAATACCACCATATGATGTTCATGGTAGGCATATGGAAAACTGTGTATTGATTCCTTGTGAAAAAAATGCCAGAAAATACTGGCAGAAGTATTTAAAGAGACTGATATTAGATGCGGACCTTCGTAAACAACTTGGGGAACAGCTATATGAGGACTTTAAGATTGAATATAATTTAGCTGATGTTACAGAGAAACGTGCGGAATTTTACAGAACTGCAGTTATGAAAACATTGGCAGTAGTATAAAACCAAAACAAATGAAAGTACCAAAGAAAAACAAAGAAAAAAAGAAGTCGAGACTCTTTAGGTGGTTTGCCAATTTGAGTGCAAATCTTGCTGGTCGTTATATAAACGACTGCCATCCGGTGTTCATGCAATATCTTGCAGTAAATAACATAGCAACTGCTTCTGTATGGAATGATGCACGCAATAGGAGATTCGATGAAATATGGAAACTTATTACCAGCGACAAATATAAAAAATATTTCTACAATGCTGTGGATTACAATTATAAGCGTGGTGAATCTCCAAAACCACTACCAGTAAAATGGTATGTCCGGATATTTGATAAGATTGTTTACAATTTGTCAAAGGCATACGTATTTCTTTTTGAAAGGAAACTTTATAGAAAAATCAAGACCTTCGAAAGAGTTTCAAAGGGTGTTGTCAGTCTGACCAAAAGAATGGACGAATATATTGCTTCGACCACTTCTTTCCAAAGATTATCGAGAATGCAAGCACTTGGAATTATTTCGAATGAATCATTTCGTGAAGATTTCGATGTTTTATTCAACAGAGTATCACCGGATGTAATTGAAGAACTTCAAGAGAAGAAAATTAAACAACAAGCAGCCGAAATATATAAAAATATACGTGCAAATCAACTTGAAGTCTCAGACGAAAACATTAAAAAATTCTTACATAGCAAATGATAAATCTCCTTAAGAGAATATACTTTTGGTGCTATATCAAAGTCCATATGACGATAATAGCAATCAGTATGGCATTATACAATACTGAGCAAGAAATATTGAAAGCCGACCCTAATGATTTGCAAGAAAGAGATAAGCGAGAGACAAGAAAATTACATAGAAATCAAACCCTTGAAAAGTTCTATCAAGGTCAAACAGACGAAAAATACGTGAAAGACTATTACGAAATTCTCAAGAAGGCAGATAAATTCATGCGAACCGCATCACCACATCAAATGGCAGTTGCTGCAGATAAATATGCTAAATCATATGGGTTGGCAGATAAACATGGTAACACGCACGAGCACTTTGGTTTTTATGATGAAAAGCATAAAAATGCCGGGAAAACTATGGCTGAAGTACTACTCAAAGAATATGAAGAAAGACGTACTAAAGACGATGATTTGGAATTATTGTATATCTTCAATAATAAGCCGATTGTGGCAGGTATGGCAAAGTTCTATGATGCTATTGAAAAAGCAAAAGAAGAAAATACCGAGTTTGAGGTTACTGTGGTTAAGTCTTTCGAATTTCCACTGAAAGTCGAACATGAAAATAAGGATGCAGTAAATAAAATTGAGCAACTTGCAGAATTCATGCATGTTAAAAAGATTGGTTTTGAACATCGTCAACTTGAATTTTTCATACCTATGAAATTCAGAACGAATGACATAAAGGAAGATGACCCTATCTTCAAAGAAATTATCGATATTAAAGAAGTATTCATAAAAGACGAATACGGTCAATTACATGGATTTGGAGTCACCAAATACTTTAAAAGAATAAATTATAACAATACTCATGATGTTCTGAAATTCGAAGGAATTGAAATGGAAAACATGGGTATACATTAAAATCAAATAGCTATGGCATTATCACCATTTTTGGAAAACCTAAAAAAGTCAGTAGACACCGGAGATTTTAACTCCGAAGCAGCAAAAAAAATTATCGAAGTCGATAAAGTTGCTGATAATCCCTCAACACGGGCACTTTGGAACGCAATTGAAGTGGCAAATAAAGAGGGTGCTATTAAAACTGTCACCGAAGAAGAAGCTGCAGAAATTAAAGCAGATTATGAAAAAAAGATGCAAGAAATCAAGGAAAAAGACTTAGCTTTACAGCAAATAGCAACATTGAGAGATATTGATGAAACTGTGATGCTAAGTGTATATGATATGAGGGACTTCATTAAAACATTGGATGAAAATTTCGATAAAACGAAGCCAGTTAATGTGGAGTTATTTGCTGAAATTGAAAGAATCAAAAATAAATATAGTTCTATTATTAACAGTTAAAAACAAATTAAATTTTATGGCAAAAATTGTAAGTGCATCAGATGATGTGAAACTTCTTTTCGAAGAAGTACGTGAACAGACTTCAATTCCACAATGGGTTGAAATTGAGGTTTATTGTGATGATAAACAAAAGAAAAAACCTTGTAAACTCTTTAAATCAAATGACATTGTGGAAGCAATGAGTGAAGGTAAAAATTTCGCAGTGATTATCAATGAATCAATTTTCGGTGAATTACCCGAAGACATGCAAAGATTGGCAATTGAAGAATGCCTTGCAGGTGTAGGCATCAATGAATCTGATGTTTTATCGAAAGAACCAGAAGATTTTAATACGCATACAGGTGTTTTGCAGAAACATGGTCATGAGCCAATTATCGTATTGCATGAGTCGATTAAAAGTCTCTACGATGCTAAAAAGCAGAAAGAGGACGAAGAAAAAGCGGCAAAAAGAGGCAAACGTGGTAAGAAAAACGTAGAAGCATAAAAATAATTAAGACAAGTTCAGACAAATCCAGACAAATCCCGGCAATCAATGTCGGGATTTTTTTGTTTATAGTATTTATAGAAAATCTTATATATGATTACGTACAACATCAAATTTCCTCTGAATGATAATTTAAGTACAAACACGTACTTTTTAATGACACAAGTAACTAAAGAAGCCTTTAGTTCGGATTTGTTGTTATTACTGGTCACACAGAAAGGGGAAAGATATTATGAACCGGATTATGGTACGGATTTACTTAAATACATCTTCGAACCAAATGATAACATAACTGCAACTGATGTTGAGGCTGAAATAAAAAACACCGTATCGAAATACATACCCAATCTCAAAATCAATAAGATTAACTTCAATTGGAATCTCGATGATAATGGTCAACCAATATCCGAAAATCAACTTAATGTAACGATTATGTTCACATATACAGAAGATAGTTTCTCAGAACAAGGACAATTAGATTTAAATTTTTAAAATATGGCAACAGATACAACAACAAACATAATTCAATACGGAAGCAGGACTTTCGGAGAAATTAAGGGTGACTTAATTACATATATCAGACAAGCGTATCCCGAAGTATTGTCAGATTTTACCGATTCAAGCGTTGGTTCAATGCTTATTGACCTCAATGCTGGTGTTGGTAATAACTTAGCCATCAATACAGATAGGGCGTTTCAGGAAACGCAATTAGAATATGCGCAAATAAGGTCATCCTTATTGAACATAGCAAAGACTATGGGATTTAATATTCCCGGCAGAAGACCCTCAGTAACCGTAGTGGATTTTACAGTAACCGTTCCGGTGCTTGGTGACAGACCCGATGCCAGTTACTATCCTACACTTGCTCCAGGCGCACAAGTACTTGGTGGTGGTAAGGTATTTGAAACACAAGATTCTATTGACTGGAATTCACCATTCAGTAATCTTGGTGACCCTAATCGTTCAATTATACCTAATTTGAACTCGAATGGTATTATTGTAAGTTATAATGTTACTAAAAGAGAGGTTGTTATCAATGGTAGTACAAGTATATTTAAAAGAAACATTAATCCCACAGATATTATACCATTTTTTAGTTTAGTGCTTCCCGACCAAGATGTTATTGAAATTGAAGGTGTTGTTTTATTACCAAATACAACAACAAACCCGGATGTTAGTGAATTTACTAAACAAGGCAATAAAATATATTATGAGGTAGAATATCTTGCACAACAAAGAGTTTTTGTAGAAAACGCAAGTAGTTCCATTAATACTCAAAACACCGGAATTAGAGCAGCTCGTTGGATTGATGTCACAAAGAAATTCATCAAAGAATATACCCCTAATGGCTATTGTAAGTTAACATTTGGTAGTGGTGATGCAGATGCAGATGCTTTCAAAAACGGATTTCTCAAAGCAGGTGTTAGTAACCAATATTTTCTCCAGAACTTTTTAAATAATACTGCATTGGGTGAGAAATTATTACCGGGTTACACGTTATTTGTAAGATATAGAACCGGTGGTGGTATTAATTCAAATGTTGGCGTTAGCACGTTAACGCAACTTGGTGGATATACTCTTATTGTTACTGGTTCACGTTCAGATTATAATCAGAATGTGCAAAGAAGTCTGAAAGTAAATAATCCTATCCCGGCAATTGGCGGTAATGATGGTTTAAGTAATGAGCAAATCAGACAATTAATAAAATATAATTTCAGTGGTCAGCAAAGGGATGTCACGCTTACCGATTATTTATTGCAGATTTATAAAATGCCCGGTAAATTTGGTTCGCCATTCCGTGCTAATGCATTCA